TTCTTAAACCCTCCATTTAGTAATGGAAATGATAAAAAATATTACTTAAATTTCTTATATAAAGCTCTATATGATTTACAAAAGAGCAAACACCGTATTCGTGAGCGCCAATTATTTTTTATATCACCACAATTAACAAATAAAAATGAGAAAAATGACCAAGTAATTAGTTTTGAGGATATTCCTATTAGCAAAAAGAAAAAAGAGGAAATTAAAAAAATGTTAAATATTAATGAAGATGAATGGGAAGAATTACAACCAACTCAAATATTAAAAGTTGATGTATGTAGTGATTTCGGTGGAACTAAAATGGAAGCGGTTTTATATCATATAATAACGTATGGCGATGACGAGATTAAAAAAGGAGGTTACTTTTGGGATAGTAAAGAAGTGCAGGAAGAAAAAAGAGCAAAACGAAAAGCAGCCCGAGATGCAAGAGAAGCAGAATATCAAGCAAAAAAGAAAAAAGACAAAGAAGATTGGGATAATAAACTAATAGCAATAACAGAAAGAATTAAAAAAAAACGGAAAGCAAAAGGGGAAACAGCACCAAAAGCAGAAGACAATACACAAATGGCGAAAGCAGAAGACAATACACAAATGGCGATGGAAGAAGAACCACAATTAGCAATTGAAGGGGGAATTTTTGGTTTTAGTGCCGAAGAAAAAGCACGAAAACAAGCATATAAGGAAAGAAAAGCGGCTTATGCAAAAGAACACCACGGAAGCACTGCTGATTATGTTTTTAGCAAATCAACAAGAAAAAAATTTGATAAAGAATATGAAGCAAAAAAGAATAAAGCAGAACAAAGCGAAACAGTACCGAAAGCAATTGAAAGTGCTCAACAAGGAGTAGAAGATAACACGCAAATGGCAGTAGAAGCACAAGACCAAGATGCATTAGGAAGCGGATTTTATTATTTAAAAGAAATTGCAGAGCCAACTAATCCTATATTTAGATATAAACACACTTATGAAATACCAACTTTTATTGACCCAGAAACAGAATTTTTGTTACTTGGTGGAGCATTCACAGATATGGCAGGAATGAATTGTGATAAAACAACAGGACAATGTTTTAATCCAGTTTGGGAAAAACAAAAGATTAAAAAGCAAATATTAAGTGAATATAAAATCTGGTATAATCCTTTTAAAAAACCACCACCAGGAACAATATTAATGGCTTGGCTTCCAAAAATGATAGAAGATAGATATAAACCACTATACGACGAATTTGTTGCACGAAGAAATGTGAATATAGGACTTCCAGCCGACGCTAGCCGTGAAAGATTTGAAAAACAAATGTTTAGTAACCTTACAGATGGTCTAAGTTACGTACCCATATTTAATACAGCAACAAGTTTAGGATTAACAGCAGCCTCAACTTTAACAGACACCAAAAACGAAGATGGGACATAAAATAAATATTATATTTTTTTTTAATTAAAATAAAGTATAATATATAAATGAGTTTATGCGGAAGAGGAAGACTGCCTTTAACGCGAACACTTGCAGAATTAGAGGACTTATTTAAGAAATACGAAAAAGCGTATAAAAAAATAGATATGGAAGCTTATGAACGTTACAAGAAAGACGTTGATGTAAAAGGTAATTGGGCAATTGAAACAAAAATACACAATTATAATTATACTAAACGAAGAATAGAACACTATAAGAAAAATGGTACTGACTTATTAGAAACAAAAAAAAACATAGTTTATTATTCAAAAGATAAACAGAAAACAGAAGGCACAAAATACGAAGGCACTGCAAAGCAAAAACCATTTTTAACAAAAAAGGTTGTTGAAGATGAAAAGATTAAAAAGAAACGAGTTAGAAAAGTACTAACAGATGAAGAAAAAATACAAGCAAAAGAAGCACGAAGAATTAAAAAATTTGATAAAAAAGAATTGCAATATTTAGAAGGTAAAGCACAACTAGGGGAAAAATTAACAACTAACGAAAAGCAACGATTAAAAACAATACAAGAAAATTTTGTTAAATTAGATGTAGAAAAACAAAAACAATTAATAAAAAAGAAAGAAGAAGCAAAAGCGAAAAAACTTGATGCAAAATACGAGAAAATGAAAGCATATATTAGTGAAAGTGTTAAACGAATAAAAAAAGAAGAAACACAACCACAAACACAAGAACCAGAACCAGAAGAAGAAGAAGAAGAAGAAGAACAAAAGCCACAACCTTCATTAGAAGACTTATTAGGATTTAAAGCGGAAGAAGTTAAACCAATTAAATTATTAGAAGTACCGAAAGTAGTTAAACGCATAACATCAAAAGCGGACTTAAAAAAGGCATTAATTAAATTAAAGGGTTATAATGAAGACATAAAATTGCACGAAGCACGTCTTAAATTTATTGATAAAACAAGAGCAAAATTATTAAAGCAAAAAGGTAACAAAAATACAATAGAGGAAATAGATAAGGAACGAGATTTGCATACTAAATTATTAAATAATGCTATTAATGTGTTAGAAAATATGAGAAAAACAATACATATTGAAGATTTAAAAATATATAAGAAATTTATTAAGAACCCAGATTATTTTGAAGAAGAACCGAAACCAAAACCGCAAAAGGCTAAACCAGTAAAAGAAACAATTATACCTATTGAAGACAGATTAAGAGTTGTTGCTTTTGAAAAAAATAAGGAATTATTAGCGGAAACATTAAGACGAAGCGGATTAACTAAATTATCAAAAGACGCTGACCCAGAAACACTATTAAAAAAGTTTTTAAGTGTTAATAAAGAAAGGCAAGAAAATATAGTAAATTATTATGCTAATATAATTAAAGAATTTGAAGAAGAAAATAAAACGTACATTGAAGAAATTGCAGAACCAACTAATCCAATTTATTTAGTAAAACCAACGGAAGCAATACCAGAGTACATACAACCAGAAGAAGAATATTTAAATGAAGGGGGCGAAGATGAAGACGATGAAGAAGAAAATATTTTTGATAGTGAAGATTATGCAAATTTTATTGAAAATACTGATTTAAGACATAATTATTTATTTAACGATTTAGATAACAATTTTAATAAAGAAGATGTTAAAAAAGTATTAATCCATTTAAAAATACCTTATGAGAATTATGATATATTAAACGCTTTTAGGCGTGATTATGATGTTTTTTATCAAATGAGAATAGGCGAAGTGAGGTCAAATACTATTGACTTAAAATCAAAAGAAAATAAGAAATTTGTTAGAAAAGTAAATGATGAAGCAAAAGAAATGTTAAAAGTATTATATTTATTAAAAAATCCAAATTTAATTTAAAAAAATATAATAGTATATATATAAAATGAGCTATATTAACAACTTTTATAATATTAATATGCTTCCAGATGAAGAAATAAAACGTAGATTAAAAACCCCTTTAAGTGATGACGATATAGACAAATATTTTGATGGTCATAAAACGGAAATATTAAAATATCACGAATTAGAAAATTATAATTCTATTGATGAGTTACTGCCTAATGCATTTGATTATAAAATAATTCTTATTGAAACAAAACACAATAGAGGACATTGGGTTTTGTTATTGAAATATAATAATACATTAGAATACTTTAATTCTTACGGAGTTAATGCAGATATACAAAAAAATAGTTTAAATAAAATGATGAATAAAATACTAGGACAAAAAGAAGACTTTGTTACACGTTTAATAAGAAAATCAAAAAAAAAATATGTAATAAATAATATACCTTTTCAAAATAAAAATCCAGAAATAGCGACGTGTGGCCGTTGGTGCATAATTAGAATATTAACAGCTCAAAAGACAGGAATGGATTTAACAGACTTCACAAAGTACATATTAGCAAATTGCGACAAAATGCAAATAAGTCCAGATATGGTAGTTTGTATGTTTATTAATTAAATATATTTTATTATACTATTATATATATATGGAAGTAATTAAACCAAAGAAAGAAAAAAAAGACAGAAAAACATATATTAAGGATTATAATACAAAATATTATGAAGAACATAAACAAGAAATATTAGTGCAAAAAAAACAGACAAGACAAGAGCAACAAGACTAGGAATTACGAAAAGAACTTATTAAATGGAAAGAGGACAAATTAAATGACCCACACGGATTTGAGCCATTTTATTATGACAATTTAAATAATAAAAGAAAATAATATAATATATATATAAATAATGATTAGTTTAATTGGTATATATCCTAGCAATACAAAAAATAAGAAATATGTTGCTTTATTTGATTTAGGAAATAACAAAATAAAAAGAGTTAATTTTGGTAGTAAAAAAAGCAGTACTTATTTAGACCATAAAGACCCTATAAAAAGAGAAAATTATATAGCAAGACACACAGCATTAGGGACAGAAGATTTTAATGACCCATTAACGGCTGGTAGCCTTTCATTGCATATTTTATGGGGTGTTTATCCAGATTTAGAAATGAATATAAACAATTTTAAACAGATGTTTAAATTATAGAGCGGAAGTAGTTAATAAATAAATACATTTATATTATTTATTTATTAAATTAGATTATTTATTTAATAAATAAGATTATTATATTTTAGATTATTATTAGATTATATAGAAAATAGATTAAATTTATATTAAATTCATTAATAATTTATAAATTATTATTTTTTATATTGTTTTTAGATTATTTTTAATCATATTTAGATTATTTTTATAATAATTTATATTATTCTATATTATTATTGTTTAGATTATTGATTTAATCCACAATATAACATAGAATATATTATTTAACTTCTTAAAATAATATATTCTAGTAATTATCATTTAACTTCTTCCGCCGCGTTTTGTTTTAATTTATATAATGCTCTTCGTCTTTCATTAATATAATCCCTATTAGCATTATAATATGCTTTTTTTCTTTCATATATTTGCTCTCTATGAGATTGATTATATAATTTATTTTGCACTTTAATTCTATCTTTAT